CGTCGTATACTCCCTCTACTTGGTACTCGCGGGGAGAATACTTGCAAATAGCATTCATATAATCCTTGACACCTTCCTTTGAGATGAAGTCATTAACCTCAAAAGGAAGACCATAGAATTTGTTATTAGCAAACTCATAGGTATATTCGTGATCCTCACAAAACTTTGTGAGTTTATCTAACAACCCAACATATATTTCACCAGTCTGGGTATTAAACAAACGTATTTTTCCGTCCCAATACTTGTTACGGTATTGAGGCATAAACTTTGCACCAGGAACCTCAAACGTAAACTGGTCTGCCAGTTCGTAGTAAATGTGTGGTTCTGCTTTTACCTGAAGATATACTTCGTTCTTTTTTGAAATAATCAAATGAGACATAACCCATAAGTTTCACCTATGGGTATTTATTGTCTTAATTAAAACCTGCTTGGAATCTGTGCCATTCTATAGAGTTTTTGATTTGATAAGTTCTGTTAGAAATGGTCTTGATAATGTCCTCAAGAAATCTCAACATCACATCATAATATCGAATCTTTATATCAATCTTATTGAGTTTCTCATCGGCGTCCATATGCCTCTGTAAGGCGTCTTTGTCTCTAACCTTATATGGGAAAGGTTCTTGCTCATAAACCTCTGGATCTGCCTTTCCTGTGTAGTAGTTATATCTTTCAAGTTTGACCCTATTATAAGTCTCTCTTGCTCTTTCTTTTAGCAGAGTGATTGTATTGTATATGGTATAATATTTTGAGTGTAGTTGTGGGATTTTAATCGATTCATCGTGTAAGTTGTCGGGATCAATAACAGAATCTCTCTGCCACATCTCCTGAATTTCATCTAGATTCATAAGGGTGTTCTACCGTCAGCAGATAGGATATTGTATACAGTATACTTGAAAGAGACCTCTGCTGTAAAGTAGTTTACATCAGTATCTGATGCTTCAAATTCTAGTGATGTTAAGTATGTTGGAAATAAATCTTTAAATTTTACAATAGCAACATCTCTAAAGTTGCTGTTTAGAATGTGCAAACTTCCATCACTAAACTGTTCCTTCAAATCTCTTACTCCATCGTCGTTTGTGGTAAGATCTTTGAATTGTTGAGTTGTTTCTGGATATCCTAATCCTGTCAACCAATTATGAATTATCATATAATTTTCCATATTTTCATCAACCAAAAATCTTAAAGAAAAATCACCATAGGTTAATTTGTCTCCAGGAACATCCAAGTCCTTGAGATATGATGGTTGAGTTGCGGTTCCCAAGTTAATTTCAGGTATTCTTGCCGAATTGCAGAAAAAAGACGCCTTAGTATTTTTTGCTAATGTAAACTTAAATCCAACGGGCGATAAAAAATTTCTATTATCTATCTGATTTGGAAAACTGCACGCCATTTTTTATTTTTATTTAGATAAAAAAAGAGGGTTCCGAAGAACCCTCTGATAAACCTTGTGAAAATAAATCACATAAGGTTGAGAACACGTACTCTTCTGTAGTAACGGTTCGAGTTTGCAGTAACTCTTCCAAGACCTTGCTGTGAAACATCGCCTTCCGCGAATGGGTTTGAAACGATGCCATAGCGGGTCTTAAAGCCGATTTTGGGCTGGAAGGTGTTCTCGCCAACGGCACGTACCATCTGCAGAGGAACGTATGGGCAATAGAACAGACCTGCATCATAAGGTGAAGAACCCTTATAACCAACGACGTAGTACTGAGCACCACCACCAACTGAACCAGTGTTTGCAGCATAAGGATCGATGTATACACGATACTTACCTTGCAGAACACCAGCGAAGGTATTGCCAGTGTCATCAACGTTGAGGTTTGCGTTGAGTGCAGGGGTGTAATCGAGAACGCCTGCCATGGTCAGTGCAGAAGCAACGTCTGCAGAGCACATGATGACGTTGCCCTTTCCTCTACGAGTTCTTTGTGCGATTGCGTTGGCATCGCGCTCGATTTGGAAGATCAGACCCTTGAACTTCTCAACAGACCAACGACCGTTGGAGTCAACGTCGAGGTCGAAAGTACCAGCATTAGCAACGTTGTCAGCAGCGCCTTGCTCAGCAACCTGGTAGATGGTTCTGATGACTTCACGGTTGATCTCAGCGAGGATCTCAGTTGACAGAATGTTTGCCAACTCAGCTTCCGCATTCAGACCGTGAATTGCCTTGAGGTCCTGAGCGAGTTCTAAGGAGTACTCGGCCTTCAGTGCTCTTGACTGTGCGGTGACGGTGACTTTCTCGATCGAGAATGCCATTTCGTTGAAGTCTACACCGCTTCCATCAGCGCCAAGACGCTCGGAGTCGGCGGTTGACATTGCACCACCACTGTTATAGGTGCCACCATCGTTCAGGACGGCAGGGTTGGTGCCATCTTGAGCAGCGGTAGTACCAATACCAGTAATTGCATCAAAGTTAACATCACGAGCACCTGAGAATCTGGTGTCTGGCTCGTTAAACAGTGCCTCAGTACCAGTCTGACTGGTGTAACGTGAGCGCATTGCAAAGATGAGTCCAGTAGGACCATTCATTGGTTGAACGCCTGCGAGGTCATAAGCGACCAGGTTAGGCATGGAGCGTCTGATCAGGGAGATCAGAACAGGGTCGAAACCAGCGGTAGGACCACCAGCTGCGGAAGTTCCACCAAAACCACCCGAAGTTACGGAAGTGGTGTTGGAGTAGGAAGGTGCTTCGGACAGAAACTCACGCTCTTCGCGGAGTGCTTTTTCTTGGTTCTCCAGGAGAACTGCGGTTACCATTCTCTTGTGTGCATCTTGGATGCCACCGAGTCCCTCATGGTTGAGGATTGGTGCCCACTTCTCCTGCAGGTGTTCAGCATTGAAACCTTGCATTTGAATTTTACCTCTTAAAAGTTTTAGTTTGACTTATGATATAAAAATCACTTTTTCGAAACTCTAGTCAGAGTGTTCAGATATGATTCCATTAAAGGTGATGAAGATGAATATTCAGATTCAGTTCCCTCAGAAATGTTCTCTGACTTGTCTCTTTGAGTACCGGCGTTTGCTGGGAAGTATGACTCCCTCAGTGCAACCAGTTTCTCACGATAGGTGTCTTCACTATCAAACTCAACATTTTCTGCAAGAGAAGCGAGTTTTTCTTTCTGTGAAAGTGCGAGACCTTCACATACTTCTGAGAAGATCGTATCTGCGACCGACTCGGCTAATCTTTGTTTGAGAGCAATATTTGACTTAATTTGCTCGTTGAGTTTATCTTCCATTTCATCTAATTTCTCTACCATAGTAGAGAGTACATCATATTTCTCTTCAGGGATTGATACATAATGATCTTCAAAAAGACTTCTCATTCCAGTGAGGAATGATTCGGTCATTTCAGTCTTGAGTCCTGCTTCGACTGCGAGTTGATTTTCAGTTACCCACTCAGCAGCAACATACTCAAGATAAGCATCAACTCTATCGGTCAGTTCTTCCTTAATGGAAGTAACTTCTCCCTCAAGTGCTTGCTCATATTGTGCAGTTAATTCTTCTTGAATTTCTGAAACTTTTGCTTTGATAGCAGTTTCAAAAATGGTGCGTGCTCTTTCTTCGAATTCCTCTGAGAGTTCTTCGCCTTGAAGGAGTGCATTGATATCTTCTTCGATATCATACTCAGCAACGACTTCTTCCTCTTCAGAAACTACCTCTTCTTCAGTAGTTTCTTCTTCTGCAACGATTTCTTCTTCAGAGATTTCGTCTTCGGAAACTACTTCTCCCTCAATCTCCTCTTCTTCCTTAACTGGGCTTGCCATTTTTTGCATTGGCTCAGCAGGTTTAGCACCTCTTTTTACAACGTCTGCGACTGTTGCAATAGAAGGTTCCTTGAGTTTTGCCGAATTGTCATCGGACTTATAGTTTTCTGGAGTAGGGCCGCCAAGGTCTTCCCAAGAACCGCTTTGACCATCAGGAATACCTGTGGTTAATTTTGGCATTGAGTCAGCTTTAGCAGCGCCTTTCGTTACTACGTTTTCCATTTCTTGTAAATTGCTACCAACGGACATTTGATTTATTTAGATTTTTGTATAATCTATATTTATTTATAAATTACAGATCTAGGAGGAAAGTCTTGAACAGGTCAAGTTTATGCTCTTCGAGTCTTTTTTGGTCAACAAGAGTGTTAATTCTCTTCTTGGTCTGTTCTGCAAGTTGTTCACGAAGGATTCCACCTTCCCAAACCCACTCTTTTCCTTCCATAATTCCCTGAACAAAAGCATCAGGAGCAGAAGGATCGGCAACGATATCAGCAGCAGTTGCCAACATAAAATCTTCACCGACAACTTTGTGACCCTCATTGGTCATCTTGAGTGAACCAACACCACGAGAAGAAACTCCGAGCATTACGCCCTCATCAAGAAGTGAAGATGCAATCTTGCCCATAGGAGTATTCAGAATCTGTGCCTTACCTCTGAAATTACTTCCCTCTTGAACAAGCGAAGTAATTTTGTGAGAAACGCGGTCAAGATTTACGGTAGGACCATCGGGGTGACCAAGTTCCCCGAGAGCACGCCCCTTAGCAACAAAAGTTTCATTGTATCTCTTTACTTCACGGGAAAGAGTTTCCATGGGATACATTCTACCGTTGCGGTTTTTAATGTCTCCTTGAAGGAAAACTCCCTCAATATACAGTTTTTTATTAGCACCTTTACCTTCGGTGATAATCTGTACGTTTGAGATTTCTTCTGTGATTAGTTTCATTTTTTTATCCAGTGAATCCTACTTTGGTTGCTCTTACTGCGGCACTATCTGCCCAGATAACATAACTTGCCGTTTTTTCCAATAATTCAACATGACCAGTAGGCATACTGAAAGAAACTGTATCTGCAGCACCAACAGTGCTTGCCATACTTACTACAGCAGTGCTGCCAACCCCATTGTATAATCTAACGACAGTAGCATTTGATATGCTAGATCCATTTGCTGCATCAGTTCCTAATGCAACTTCATCACCAATTAATCTAGTTCTTGACATTATTCTTCTTCCTCAGATGATTGATTGTCACCAAACAAGGATGCTCCTACAGTTGGACGAATAGCGTCAATTTTTTCTGCTGCTTTAGAATAAAGAGCATTTTTAATTTGGTCACTAATATCCGAAGCGGAGGCATCAGATCCGATCAAATTTACAATTTCTTCCATAAAGTTTTATAATATCTATATTGTCTATTTATATTTCCCCACCTTTGGGTTCCTTAACCTGTGTTACGGACCCATTAATTTCCGGTTCCATTGGAACATCACCCAACATTTGTGGGTCACCTTCTTGTGGTAATGGTTCTCCAGTGATTGGGTCAATTGTGCTTGGATCAGGAATAATTCCATCTTTAATTTCCTGCTCAATCTGCTCATCCATCTCAATCATTTCAGCATCAGTTTGACGAAGAACCTTTCTACGAACCCATTCGGTTGAATAGTATTTGCCGATATAAGGTTCAATGGATGCA